GGAGGTGGAGGCGGAGGTAGTGTTAGCGCAGGCGGCGGCAATATGGGCGGGCAGGCATTGCCACCACCAACAGCAACCAACCCGAATGCGCAACTGCTGAACCCACCTGCTAACGGCCAAGGCTCAGGAATGCGTGCTTATGTGGTTGAGAGCGACATCCGAAGTGTAAGCGGCAGGCTTCGGCGGATGAGTGAATTTGCAACGTTGGGGGCGTAATGGTATTTGCAAGTATGGAACAGCTCCCTGTTTACCTGATGACGATTGACGAAGATGGCGAGGGTGTCAGCTACGTCAGCCTCGTGGAATCACCCGCAATCGAGCGGCCATTTATCGCATTAAGCACTCAACAGCGGTTTGCCGAAGATGCGGCACTTCGCATCCTGACAGGCCCGCTTATGCTGGCAGACACGCCAATTCTACGAAGCGATGACCAGCGGGGCAAGTATTACGTGATTTTTGACAAGGATACCATCCGCAAGATGGTGCAGAAGTATTTCAAGCAGCAGAACCAAGCGAAGGTGAATGCGGAACATAGCAAGCCGCTGGATGGCGTGTATATGTTTGAAAGCTACCTGATTGACCGCGAGCGCGGGGTGAATCCACCGAAGGGATTTGAAGATGCACCTGACGGCAGTTGGTTCGGTTCGTTCAAAGTTGAGAATGACAAGGTGTGGGCAGAACGCGACCAGTTCACAGGTTTCAGCATTGAAGGCTATTTCGGGATGCAACCAACAGAGGCGAGCGTGGAAGCGGCGATGGCGAACCTTGAAGAGGCGTTCAATCTTTTTTTGCATACTATCAAACAGCGTGGTATTTAACTACAAAAGCGACAAATGAGCATAGCAAATCGTTTGACTGAATTGGCTGACGCATTGCGGAAGTTTACCGCAACGCCAACGCCGCAGAATTTTGCAGATTACAAACTGGAAGACGGCACGATGGTGCGCGTTGATGGTGACTTGGTTGCAGGTACGCCTGTGTTCGTTGTAACGGAAGAAGGGATGTTGCCCGCACCTGATGGACAGCACACTGTACCCGAAGTTGGCGTGATTACCACCGAAGGCGGCAAGATTGTAGAAGTGGGTGACCTGCCAGCAGGTGAGCCAGTCGTTGAGGAGGAAGTAGCGGCACAGGAAGTGGAGATTGAAGTCGCACCCGAAGGCGAGGCCGCCGAAGCCGAAATAGACGCGAGAATTAGCGCACTTGAAGCCAAGCTGGATGAGATTATGGCGAAGTTGGCAGGGGCGATGGAGGCAAACAAAGCGCGGTTTGACCAGTTGGATATTGAGGTTCAGAAGATGAGCAAGGTGCCAACGGCAGAGCCACGCAAGCGCACCAGCGATGCGATTGTTGAGAACATCAAGTTGTCGCGCAACACGAATTTTGAAGCATTAACACAAAACCTAAAAAACCTAAAATAAAAAACTATGAGCTTTTCACTTGGAGGATTAACATCCTACGTTGAGCAACAGCGATTGCCGTTGCTGACCAAAGCCGTCTTCGATGCGAAGACGCAGTCATTAATGCAGAAGCGTGTTGGCGTTAAGTATGAGGAAGCCCTCAACTTGATGGACACCGATGCAGTATTCCAAGCCGCATCCACCTGTGCGTGGAATGCGTCAGGAACAACCACGTTCAGCCAGCGTAACATCAGCGTTGCGCGGGTGAAGGTGCAGGAGGAGTTGTGTCCTCGCTCGTTGGAACAATACTGGATGCAAACCCAGTTGACGCAAGGTAGCAACTACGAAGGCGTACCTTTCGAGCAGGCTTTCGCAGAGCAGAAAGCGAAGCAGATTGCCAAGAACATTGAGAACGCCATTTGGCAGTCAACCACTGCAACTGGTGCCTCAGGGTGGACAGGTTCATCTGCATCATTGAGCGGTGACGCGAATTTGAACAAGACCGTTGGTTTGCTTCACCTGATGGAAAAGACAGCCGCATCTGGTTCAATCGTGTCGAGCCTTGCAACTTCGACTATCAATGACAGTACCGTCGTGGGCGCGTTTGAGACCGTTTACCAAAACATCCCTGTTGAAATCATCAGCAAGGACGACATCTACGCTTTTTGCGGATGGGATACCTACCGCATCCTTGCCAACAAACTTGTAGGTTTGAACCTGTATCAGGGTGACCTTGGGCAGTTGGGCGCAGGCGAGATGTTCTTCCCATCGACCAATATGCGTGTATGCGCGGTGAATGGCTTGAACAGCACCCGCCGAATCGTAGCGACTTCGTTGAGCAACCTGTTTTTCGGTACTGACCTGCTTTCCGATGAGGACACTTTCCGCATCTGGGCGAGTTACGACAACGACCAAATCCGCTTCCAAGCGGCGTTGAAATACGGGGTGCAGTTTGCTTATCCCGAATTTATGGTGCTGTACAGAGCGAGCAACTCAACGCAACCTGCTGGCTGATGAAAGGGCAGGGAAACCTGCCCTTCTTTTTCTTCTGACACTATAAACAAGAAAAAATATGAGCTGCGCACTTACATCTGGTTATGCATTAGGTTGCCGCAATAACGTTGGCGGCATTAGCGAAATTAGGCTTGCGTCTTACGTTGCATCGGGAGTCATAGCCACCAACGCCACAGGCACGGTGAGTGGCTTCACTGGCTACGCTTCGGGTAGCAATGCCTTCTACAAATACGAATTGCCGAAGGGTGTGGGTCAGTTCACCGAAACGACCAACGCCAGTGTTGAAAACGGCACTATCTTCTACCAGCAAGAAATGACGCTGGTCATTAACAGGCTCACGCAGGAGGTGCGCAATCAGTTGCGCCTTGCTTCCAACGGCAGGTTGCTGGCAATCGTCACCGACCGCAACGGCAAGTATTGGCTGTTGGGTGAAACGAATGGCATTGAGGTGACTGGCGGCACGGCGCAGTCAGGAACAGCGATGGGTGACCGTGGTGGCTACGAGCTTACCTTCACTGCGATGGAGGCACAGCCTTGCCGCGAGGTATTATCGACTGCCATTGCAGGGGTAACCGCAACAGCGCAAATCACAGGCGGCGCGAATTAATTGTAGTTAAGTTTGGGGTGGTTGAAAGCCAGTGCATTAAGGGTTGCACTGGCTTTCTTATTTTTGCACAACGTTAACCCTTAAATCTGCACAATGAGAATCTGCATCGTTTACAACCAACACCCGACTGGGTGCAGTTATTATCGCCTTGAAATGCCGAATGCCGCCGTTCACGACCTATGCGGTGGCGTGGTGGACTTCGTCAGCATCGACGACATCAGGAGGATGAATGATGATGAACTGAAAACCATTGACTTATTCCTGTACAACCGAACGTGGATAGCAGGCCCGATTGAAGCGGTGGAACAGGTGGCCAACATCCTGCGGCAGTACGGTGCGCGCATTATTTTGGATATGGACGATTACTGGCACCTTGGCACAGGGCATAGCTTTTACAGGCACTACCACGAAACCAAGATGCCTGCCATCATTGAGAAGCATATCAGGCTGTCTGACCACATCATTTGCACTACCACCTACCTGCGCGATGAGTTGGTAAAATTTAATAAGAAAGTCAGCATTTTCCCGAATACGCCTTACATTCAGTACAAGCAATTTCAGGAACAGCCAACGCAAAGCGAGCGGGTGCGGTTTGGTTACTTCGGCGCGGCCCAGCACACAGAGGATGTTGAACTAATGCGGTCACCGTTGCAACGCCTGTCGGATGAAACCCAACTGGACGGCAAGTATATGATTTACTTGGCGGGATGGAATGAGAATAACCCGATATATCAAGGATATGAGCAGGTATTCAGCAATAAAGGCAAGAACAACAACTATTCGCGGATTCAAGCGGCGGATATTTACAGCTATGTGCAGGGGTATAATTGGGTGGACGTGAGCCTTGCGCCACTGCGCGACACCAAGTTTAACAAGTTGAAGTCGGAGTTGAAGATAACGGAAGCGGCTTGGATGGGTAAGGCGGTCATTGCCAGCGAGGTGCCGATGTATGCGGACTGCATTGAGAATGGCGTGGATGGTTGGCTTGTTCCCGAGAAGAAGGAGAAGCTGTGGCACAAGTATATGCGGGCGTTCATCAACGAGCCAGCGATGGCAAAGGAAATGGGTGAGCGGTTACGTGCGAAGATGCAGGGCAAGTTTGACATCCAGCAAATCAGCGAGGCAAGGTTGAATTTGTACAAAAGCGTGGCGCGTGGTATTTAGAAGTAATGCTATACCTGAAAGCCAGCCAATCCAACACCATCAGCGTCACGTGGACAGAGCGCGCAAGCAACGCGAACATCTACAAGTTGATTCTGACCAACATCGCCAAGAACACCAGCACCGCGATTTACATAGACGCGATTAGCAACGCGAGCAGTTACGAGGAGAGATATGACCGCTTTACGTTTACGTTGGGTGCGCTTGAGAAGGGACAATACAAATACGAGGTGTTGCAGGACGCGAATGGATACGAGGCAGGTGATGCGATTGGCGGTGGCTTATTCGTGTTTGAGGATAGCGGCTATGCGTACATCAGCGCGGCGGCAGACCAAGCAACGGACGCGCCTTGGGGGTGCGAGGGCGTTGAAATTGACGTCTATTCAGGTTTGATTGGTGCTGGTGCTGGCAACACTGATTTGATTGTCGCAGGTTGCCCCACATCGGGTATAAGCGCGAGGATTTGCGACCAGTTAGTGCTGAACGGTTACAGCGATTGGTTCTTGCCAAGCGTTGGCGAATTGTCGCAGATGTATTTGCAATTGGCCGCTGTTGGATTGGGCAACTTCACAAACCAACGATATTGGTCAAGCACAGCAATTGATGGAGACCCAAACGTTGCCGCCACTATCGACTTTAATAACGGAACAGGTCACAACCATCATCGTTCGCAAACCAATCGCCACACAAGGGCGATGCGCCGCTTCCTGATGGGAACGCCAAGGGTCGTGGAGACAGGGCTTGCATACATCGAACCCGCAACTGCAACATATGTTGCACCAAGTAACAACAACACCTATGTCAGCTTCTAAATTCGCATTTAGTTTTATCCCCACGACCGACTACCAGTTGCCCGTTATGCTGGAAAATAAGCAGGCCAATATGGTGCTGTTCGGTGAGCGCAATGAATATCCGTACTACCTGCTTGACAATTACCACAAAAGTGCAAAACATTGCGCCATCGTCAACGGCAAGGTTCACTACATCGTTGGCAAGGGATGGAAGGCGAGCGACAAAGGCACGGTTGAACAGCAGGCACGTGCGGAGGAGTTCATCCGCGACCCGAATGTTGAGGATGACCTGAACGACCTGACCGAGAAGCTGGTGCTGGATTTGGAGTTGTTCAACGGCTTCGCGCTTGCGGTGACGTGGAACAGGGGTGGCGGCATTGCTTTTGTCGAACACGTGCCATTCCAGAAGGTACGCGTGTCGTTGGACGATGAGATGTTCCTAATTGCTGACTGGTACGATGCGCGTATGGTTCAGCAGTTTCCACGCGGAAACGAGGTCGAGAAGATGCCGAAGTTTGATGAGCAGAACCGCGTTGGCAAGCAGATGTTTTACTACCGCCATTATTCGGCAGGAGTTCAGCATTACCCGCTTCCTAATTACCAAGGTGCGCTTGCGTACATTGAGTGCGACGCGGAGATAGCGCGCTTTCATATCAACAACATCCGCAACCAGTTTTGGGGCGGGCAGTTGATAAACTTTGCTGATGGCATCCCGACTGAGGAAGAAAAGGATGAGATTGAACGGATGATGCGCCGCAAGTTCAGCGGTGCAGGGAACGCAGGCAGGTTCGTGTTGACCTTCAGCAGTGGCAAGGAAAGCGCGCCGAGCATCCAGTCGCTCACGCCGAGCGACCTTGATAAGCAGTTCGACCTGCTGAACAAGCAGATACAAGAAGAAATATTTGTCGCGCACAATGTAACCAACCCACAATTGTTTGGCGTGAAGACCGAAGGGCAGTTGGGTGGCAGGAAGGAATTGATTGAGGCGTATGAGCTGTTCAAAAACACCTACGTCAACGCACGCGTGATGATTGTGGAACGGATGATTAACTACATTGCAGGATTCAACAACATCGAAGGCCTATACCTATGCCCAACTGACCCAGTGACGGAGCAGTTAAGCGAACAGGTGCTGACGCAGATAATGACGCGCAACGAATTGCGCGAGAAGGCAGGACTTGACCCGCTTGAAGAAGAACAGGCGCAACCCGAAGGCGCACCTGCGGCGGAGGCATTGGCAA